GTTCACTACCTGTAGCTATATCAGCAACTTCTAAACCAATCCAACCATAAGTAGGCTTTTCTGGAGTTGGTTGAGTAGCCCATAAAGCTATCAAGTCTTCTGGTATTACTATTTTAAATTCGTTGTCTGTAACATCGGAATCAAGAACTGTTAGTGTTCTAACCTGTCCACCTGACTTTACATAATTCGGATAACCATCACTATCTAAGTCGGTCATATCACCCTCAACTATCTTTGGGGTAATTGTGTAACCTGTTAAGTTAGTAAGCCAACCTAATGTAACGTCCATGTGGACTTGCTCACCTTCAATTATTGATACGAGTACAGAACCATTATCCTTCATTACGTCTTTTGAAGGGGAATTAATTCTGGAACGTGCCATTTATTTTTCCTCTCTCCCGAACCTCAGTTGGGGAAGTAAAGTGTTTAACACACCCCGTTAGGGATGCAAATTATTTTTATCTCTTTTTAAGCGCTCTTGATATAGCGGCTTTGTGTTTAGCTGTCATCTTGTAAGCGCCGGATTTAGCCTTGCCAACTTTTTTACCGATACGTTTAGCACCTAATGCACTACGTCCTGCAATGCCACCAAGAGTACCGCCTACAGCGGCCCCTATAACAGCACCCCCAACAGCGCCTTTGACTTTCTTTTGCTTACGCTTAATCTTAGCCTTAAGGCCTTTTTTCTTACGGATGCCAGTTACTTTACTACCAACAGTAGCACCTACAGCACCGCCTAAGATAGCACCACCAGCGCCTCCGGCTCCAACAGCCGCCGCATTTTCTTTCTTACGCTTTTTAACTGCTCTGCGTTTCTTAAATTTTTGTATTCGGCTTGCCATGTGTTATTTCCTTTTTCTAGAAGCCAAAGCCTCTTGTTGTTACTTTAGAACCTCCGCGCACAGGGAATAAATACTCTACTGCATACCTTAGTCCATCAGTCCAGTGTTCAACACCTTCCTTCTTACATATAGTAGCTGTATCAGGGTTACTCTCTACCCATGCGGTACGTTCTATTGATTTAATCGTGTTTACACACCTTGGGTGAATGTACATATCTATATCACCGTTAGCGTTTTTAAACTTCTTGTTAATAGCCGCCACACTATCTATTATAGGTGGAGCCTTGGAGTGTGCCCTCGTCATAATTCCTTCAGCTTGTAATATACTGAAGTCAGTTCTTCCAACAGCCGCAGAGGACTTCCTCGCCTTACCACTAGGGTCAGGGTAGGATATTATCTTGTGTCCTCGATACTTATCAGCTAGAGTTCTAGCCAAGGTTTCCGTGTCAGGGTGTCCTTGTAACTCATCTAGGATATGTATCTGATTACCCCTTAAAGCAAACACACAGGATGCCATAATACCAACGTTAAAGTCGATAGCTACATGTACGTCTTCTCCCGTCTCGAAGGAAGGTAATGTTTTGTCTATATGCTCATTCCTGTTAAATGTATAGAATACTGTATTACCAGAGTCCTCAAAAGATGCCGAATACTCTCTGGCAAACTTTAGCGGGTCTAGTGTTAACTTAACTCTCTCGATTTCATCATTATCTAAATAAGGTGAATCGTGATATGTGTAATGATAGCTTTTCCACTGGTTATCAGCATCGCGTCTATTGTACATCTCATAGAAATAATTATACCCCATAGGAGTACTAATGATTAATGCCTTTCCGGGATTAGCCCCGTACTTGTCTGCGTTCTTCTTAGACCAACGTGTTGCTATACATGGTTGAATAACAGACTCCCAAGACTCTTTAAGACTTGTGCCAGCACCCTTCCATGAGCACACTTCGTCAGCTACTACGAAGTATTGACCACTACCACGCATCCTTTCAGATGCCTCATAGGACCATATCTTTAATATAACATTATTAGGGAACCAGAATGTTCCGGCTACTCTACTAGACTTTTCAGCATAGTGTTCTGCACCTAATATGTATGCTATTAATGGATAATAAATGTCTACTGCTTGTGCATAAGTAGGAGCTACAATGGCAACATTCTTATTAGGTACTGATGCATCTAATTCCATTAACTCTTGCACAGCAACCATAGCCGCTGTAGCCGCTAGGAATGATTTACCAAAACCACGACTAGCATTAACAACAGCATATCTACAATTCTGTTCTACAAAGAGGTCATTAATAACATCTGACTGCCCTTCGTGTAATACTACTTCTTCCATTATATCTCTCTAACTATGCGTAAGTTATTTCTTACGTCTTGCAATCGCACTAGCCTTTTGAGCTTTCTTTAGTGCGGCCTTTTGTTTAGCAGTCATAGGACCGCGCATACCGGATACTTTACCAGATGCTATACGATTACCAAAAGTCTTATAACGAGGGTCTGATTGTAATACCTTAGTACCACTCATCCTAAGAGGCTTGCCTATTTCTTTAGCGGCTCTTTGCATCTTAAGTTTAAACTCGAATAATCTCTTCTTGAATAAATCTTCTTTCATGTGATTACCATTTAACCTTATTCGCCCAATAGGCGGCTGATAGTTTACCCTTCTTAATGTTAGCGGCATGTCTAGCTTTCCAAGCAGTACGTCTAGACGCATACTTAGAACTCTCACCGGCTTTCTTAGGGCTTCCCTTAGTATTCTGTTGACCGAACCTAATAGTCTTAATAGTGTCACCTACTTTAGCAACAACAACATGAGACTTCTTAGCATGTCCGGGGGTTCTCTTTGGTTTATTATAACCACTAACACCGGCTCTTTTAAGCCTAGAGTCAGGCTTTTTAGCTGTAGCCATTACTTGTCCTCTTTCTTATCAACATACTTAATCATCAAGTAAGCAATAACAGCCGCACCAACACCAGTACATACAGCTTCTGCCAAAGAAGGTCCGAAGTGTGTAGGGTGTATTATGTAGTCTGCTATCATAGTTAATATACCGATGGTTATTGTTATAGTCATTTTATCGTCCTTTAGTAGCTTAGAGAAGCTTAATATTACGAAGGCTAATCCTGCAATGATTCCTGTCTTAGAAGCCGTCAATGCATGACCAATGGTTA